AAGAATTGTGGGCCGCGGCGTACGCTGCAAGTTGCATTAAATAATCCTGCACCCATTCACGTTTCTTTGGTCTATTTGTTTGTTTAAAATCCATAATAGCTGGTCTACCTTTGTATACACCAATCATGTCTGCAGTTCCTGCGTACTTACCAGGATTATATAAATGTACTTCTGATCCCCATATTTCTGTTATGTCACCAAAAGCCTCATCAATAATCTTTTGTGCCATTTTTTCTGCTTGCACACCTATTTCTGTAAGATCTTTGTATTTATCTCCGTTCACAAAACGTTCTATATATAGGTGGAGCGCGGTGCCAATCTGACCTGCACTCTTAATAATTTCTTCAGCTTTTTTTTCGCCTACTTTTGCACGCCATTGTTTTAAAAATGTTTTATCTTTTGTTTTAGAAAGTATGGTTGTGACAGATGGCAATGCTTCGCCATCGGGTGTAAGATATAATCTTCCATCCCCTTCTTTACGTTTTAGTTCTGCGTAATTATATTTCTTAATTAATTGCACTGTGGCATTATACCACACACTCCGACATATGCCTAGCCATTTCTTGAGCTCTGTTAGGTGTCTGTTTTGCCCAACGTGAGTCAAGCATTTGAACAGACGCTTCAGCGTAATCGGGTGGATCTTGCTGAAGGGCCTGCCACATTTTTCGAAACTTGGAAACTCCGTTCCCCCCAAGCTGAAAAATCATTTCAATTATTATAATTTTTGCATCATCACTTATTGTTAAATTTTTGCACATGTCATCTGCTTGATCAATTGCAGATTGTAAATCTTTTTCTAATATACCCATTAAGAAATCTTCTTCGTATTCTTTACCATCTTCCCAAAAGTCTTCAACGCAGAGGTGCCCTACCCCCACTGTTCTCTTACCTAGGGTATCTAGGTATACCTTGTTTCTGTATCCCTCGTGTCGTTTTACAGATTCTAAAAGTTTATCCATGTCAATCATAATCTATCCAATTTTTTATTTATGTTTCTTACCTCTGTTTCTATAACAGCGATACGTGATTCCATTTTTGTAAATAAAATCAAAGCCTCTTCTATTCTATCTATGTCACGTTCCATTGCATTGATACGCTGTGATGTCATACCCCATGTAGCACCAAGTGCTACAAAGATTCCTATAATCCAAATTGCGTCTCTCATGCTCATTAACTTACCAAAGATATTATTCCGCCCCTTGCTGCCATACGTGGTGCCACTCTATTAGCGAGTGCCTGGTCCAAGTTTCCTTCATATAAGGAAGCTGCAGCTGCAGGGTTCATGTTAGGGTTTTGTAGTATAGAAGAACCAATACTTGATACTTCGTCTGCAAAGTAATTTGAATCTGGTTGTGGAGGATTTTGTATTCTATCTAATATGTTCATCGCAGGCGACTCACCTGGTGTACCCATTAAAGTATCTGCCGCTCCTTTACCTTTATCTAAAAGATCTTTACCAGCTTCACCTAGTATCTCCATTGTACTTCTTGCTGGTGCCATGGTTTGACCAACTTGTTCTCTGTATCGTTGTCCTTTTTCAACTTCTGCTAATTCACGGTCAAATTCTTGCCATTCTTCAGGACGTAATCTTACAAGACGAACAAAGTTAGCAAGTCTAACTTGCTCTGGCAATGTATCATTTAATATGTTTCTGTATGCACGAAGAGAGGGAGGGCTTGTTATAATGCCACCCATGTATCGTACACCGTATGCCAATGCTGCTGGTATTAACCAACCACTTCCAAAAGCTGCAAGTGCACCAGCTCCTAATGTTTTTGTTTTTATTCCTAATGCTGATGTAGGTAACGCTGAGGCAATACCTGAACGTATACCACCCATTACTGCACGACGTGCCATGAATGTACTTATTTCTGGTATACCATTTGCTGCTGCCGCAGTCATTAGTGTAGCAAAATCTTCTAAATCTTTTAGGTTAGGTAGTTGCGCTGCTTGTTTACCAGCTATGCCTGCTGGTGTTTCATATTTTATTGCTTTTAATCCTTCGTTAAAATTAACGTTGTCAAATTCTTTTACTATTCCTGTTTGTCCATCACGCACGACTATTTTAGATACTTGCGGTCCTGGTAATGCTTTTTCAAATAATGTTTTAAGTGGATTGCCTTTACCTAAACCAAGTGCACGTCTAAATATTTCTCCATCAAATAACTCTGCACCATCTCTTTGCACAATAGAATTATTAAATACTTTGTTAAGATAAATACCTAATCCTTCATAGTATGCTTTATCGCCAACAATATTTTTCATTGTTGCTAAGTTTGTTGCAGCGTTTCCTGGATCTTTTTTAGCTATGTCAATAACAGTTTCAAATATGTTTGTTGCTTGACGATCAGGATCTATATTTATAGCCATACCAAATCTTTCTACAGGACCAGCTACAGCTTTGCCTGCTTTTGTTGTAAACATCATCATGCCGTTGCTTACAAACTTTTCATAATCACGCCATAATTTTTCTACTTCAGGTATACCTGACTTTGATAAGTTACCAATGTCAGCCTCCCATGCTTTGTATATATTTAAAATATCTGCTTGGCTTTCACCATCTGCATTTTTTAAAAACTTATTATATAATTTATCCATTTGATCACGAAGACCATAATATCCCTCTATGGTTCTTGCACCTGCAACACCTGGATCTATAATTTGAGTTTTTAAAAAATCAATAAAAGGTTCTGGAACTGCTTTACTAACCGCAGCTGTTCCTCCTTCTGTTGGCACAACTTGTCTTTGTGCTAAAGCTCTTTGATATATTCTTTTTGCTTCACCAACTAATGTAGAGTCATCTACAACAGCGCCATATTTTCTAGCTGCGTCTAATAATAATTGTTGTTTTTCTGCAGCTGCATCTCTAAACCCTCTTGCAGCAGCACCACCTAACCCTGATATTTTAGCACCATGTTCACTAACATTTAGTATAGGAGCAAACGTTAATTTTTGTATTATGCTACCACCAAGGTCCATGTAAGCATTCATTTGATCTGCTTTGTTTCTATATATTCTTGTACCTATGACAGGTGCACGTCCTAATAATTTTGATATACCTGCTAACATAGGGGAACCGACATCAGATCGTTGTACGTTTGTACCAATCATTTTTTCTGTTTGTGGTAATAAATCACCTATTTGTTTTAAAGGTGTTTTTAATTCTGCAGGGCTTAAAAAGTTAAATATAGGGCTTCTCATTAATCTTGTCATGATATTTCCTATTAAAGGAAAATTAAATTGTATGTTTTGTTGACGACCTCCAATAGATGTTTCTATAAATTCTTTTGTTAAGGCATCTTCTTTAAATATTTCATTAAATTTACCAGATTGATATAATCTTTGTTCTGCATCTAATATTTCTTGACCAGCAGGGACTCTAGATCCTGCTCTTGGTTTAAACATACCAAATACATTACCACCTACAAACCTTTTTGTTGCATAATAAGCAGGTCTTGCACCAAAGAATACACTAGATATTGCACCATCAATTGCTGCATCTTTTAACGCACCTTTTATTCTTGTTACTTGATCAGGGCGATTAATACCTTCAGGACCAAAAGTTAGTCTCTCTGGTATTGCAGCAGACATTGTTTCTAATATTTGATTATCACTGTTCTTTAAAAACTTTTTTGCTGTACCAGCTTTGTTCATTATATCTAATTGAACTTCATAACCATAATCAGCTATACCTACACCCATGGCACCACCAATAACAGCGCCTAATGCTTTTGCCCACCAAGGTCCTGGGACCTTGCCGCCACGTGCCATGCCAGCCATAAATCTTTTACCTATACCTTTTGTTCCATATCTATATGAATCTCCAAAAGCATCTATAAGAGCAGGACCAGCCTTAAATCCTTTTAACATACCAACTGTACCCGCAACCATTTCTCCTCCAACTTCTACCATGGGATAAGGATTTGGTGTAGATGAATATAAACCAAACTCATCTTCCATAAGTAAAGTGCTTGGCGTTATTGTTGTAAAATCCTTTTGCGATAAACCCATTGATCTAATGTATGCTTGTATATCAGCATCAAGCTCAGCTGCTTGTTGTTGATTCATGTCAGGGTATTTTTCTTTTGCGCGGTGAATAATGTTGACTACATTATCACGCACTGTGTCTCTTTTTTCTCTGTATGCTTTTAAATTTTGTAATTCAATAGCACGTGCATCAAGTTCTTGTTGTGATGCAACGAAAGGATTAGATTTACCAAAAGGTTTACCTGGTGCTAATAAATTACCAAGCATTTGAAATGGTGCCGATAAAGCTTCTGCAACAGGCTCCATTGATTTTCTATTCTTACCAATTATTTCTTCTGCTTTTGTTACAGGTATGCCACCTTCTGTTTTACTTACAAACTTTTTATCTTTTGCGTCTAACTCTGATGCTGCTTTTTCAAATTGTTTTGTTGTTATATCTGCCATTAATTTAACCCGTATTTATCTAATAAACTTTCGTATGTTTGTTCATTCTTTTGCATATTTTCATTGTGGTCTACTTGTATATTACCTTCGAAACTTGCATTCCAAGCATCTTGCCCAATGCCACCTGAAATATTAGGTCTTAAATATTCTGAAGGATTATTTGCGAGCCAATTGTAGTATGAATTTTCTAATTTTCTAGAACCTTCAATGGTAAAAAATTTTGATTGAATTTCATCATCTTTATCATAACCAGCCAATGTTAAGGCACGTGACATGTTATCATATAATTGATTGTATATTCTAATGTAATTTTGAATCACTGCATTATCAGTTGTTCTACCACCAATGCCTGTTATTCTTACATCTTCAAATGATCTACGTAATACGTCTGCTAACATACGACCAGTTGGCTGTCTGTCTCTTGCTAACATTAATCCAAGAGTAGTTTCAAAAGTTTCTAGAACTGATCTTTCACCACCAGACTGTAATATTTTTGTAAACGTGTCTGCGACAACATATGCTTTAATTGGATTTCCATTTCTATCTAAACCATAATCATTGCCACCTAAAGCATTACCATGTCTATCTTGTGTAAATGAGTTACCTTTATACTTGTCTTCCGTATCAATAAATACAGGAACTTCTACACCTCCAATAATTGCAGTTCCATTTGCTCCATCACGAACAGCAAAACCTGAACCCGTAGCATTGTCAGAATCAAAATCACCTGCAATTACTTGTCCTGTAAATTCTTCAAATACTTCTGCTATTGGTCCTACTATTTTTCCTATTTCACCAGATGCACCTCTTAAATCTTTTCTATCAATAAGCATAGGTATAATTTCACTTGCTAATGGCTCTAAACCACGTTTTACATATTCCGCGTACTGACGTTGTGCATCTGATGCTGCGTCACCTTCTAAGTTTACCGCATCAGAATAATTTAATCCAAACGCATCTTGACCCTCACCAGCTTCAACAAAACTAAATACATCAAAGCCATAATTTTGATTAATACCATAAAATTTACTTTCTTCTGGACTTGTTCTTTTCACTGTTAATACCTTGAGTGGTTTTTCTAATTTAATCGGTTGACCTCCTGCATCCAAAGATAAACTACCATCATCCTCTATTTTGTAATTTTGATACACCATGACGTATGGACCACTTCTATCTTGCATGTCTTCTAAATTTTCAAAATATAAATCTAACGCAGCAGCTCCTATTTCACGATCAGCTTTTGCTTTTTCTATACCCATTTCAAATAATAAAGGTGCAGTTCGTTGTCCCGTTTGTCCCACTACATCAAAGAAACCCCTAAGGCCTGGTTGATCTGTTCTACCTGACATTAGCGAAGATCCTATCTGCATTAACAATGCAACTTTTTGTAGTTTATCACCAGACGAATCACCTATGAATTGTCTAATAACATCTTTGTAATTGTTTATTCTTTGCACACTGTCGTTGTCTATGTAACTTGCAATAGCGTCAGTGTTTTCTGAATTTTTCTTTTGAAAATTATCTGTTTCTACACCAGCACCTTGGTTAGATGTATTGGCTTGTTCGTTCTTTTGTTCTTCAATTGTTGATTCTACTTGTTTGTCTATTGATGGCCCACCTGTATCAACAGGTCCTTTTGGTGTAGGATCTTTTGCTGTAACATCTATTTCTGTGCTTATATCAGCTGTTACATCATCTTGAAAATCTGCAGGTGTAATGTTACCAGTATCTGTGATTGAATCAACCATCAAAGGTCCAGTGCCAAGGGTAAACATTCTACCTTGCGGTGTATTGAAACCTCTAGCTGCTCTTTGAAATAAAGGTCTTAGTATTGCACTAACCATAAGACCCTAACTCTTTAACGCTTCGTATGCAGCCAATCCTTGAATACCAGTACCTACAGCTTGAGCTAATGGGTTGACCGTTGGTGAAGTGCCCATTGTTGTAGCCATACCGCTTGAAGGCATGCCTTGATAAATGTCACTAACAAAACCAAGACGTTGAAACGGCTCATAAAGCTGCTGTATTTTTTGACGATACTGTGCATCTTGTATTTGTTGTTGACGTTGTTGCTGTACTGAACCAGCTGACATAGCAGATGCAATATCCCCCTGTTGCAATGCTTGTTGTTGTGCGCCGAGAGCTCCAAGACCTTGTGATGCTTGTGCTTGTCTTTGCATTTGATTTTGAAAATTCTGTTGTGCTTGTTGTTGTGCTTGTTGATAATTCTGCGCTTGTGCTTGGCCAACGGCTTGTGCTTGTTGTCTACCTAATTCTGCTGTTTGCACGCCTTGTCTAGCACCACCAAAGGCACCAGTTGATACAGCTTGTGCATCAGCTTGATTTTGCATTTTTTGAAATTGTTGTTCTATACCAGCTATAACTTCATCTTGATAAGGATTCATATATTGTTGATATGACATAGGATCATAAGCAGCTGTGCTACCTAATAATTCTGTAGTTGCTCTATCTAAATATGGTTGAAAAGTTCCAATACCTTGACGAGTTCTGTCAAAAGCAACATCTTGTAAACCAGTAAAATCTACAACTTCTTGTGTAGGAATACCAACAGGATCTTTTGCAAATCCTGACGCTGTATCCATGAGCTGTAGCTTACGTGCTTCAATCTGTGGCGCTTCACGTTGAAACGTTGTTTGAAACTGCGTGCCTGATGGATCGCCGCTATCACTTAATCCTGGTATACTCAAAATATTCTCCTATAATTTGTTCCAATTTTTTCCATCCCTAAACGTTTTGCAACTTTATCAAAGCTACCTACTTGTTCAGAGACACTTAATATAACCTCTTTTACTTTATTCATTTCAGACCAGTCTACAAATTTTTTCATTAATTGTATACCAGTCATTTTACCTCGCTCCTCTGGAACCACATATAGTTCCAATTGTCTACTAAAAGTGTCCTTACTATAAGGAAACTCCAATATGCATCCTATCATGAAACCTATTGGTTCTTCCTTTTTTGTAGCAACGATACCAAACATGTTTGGTTTGTTCATTGCTGCGAAGAAATAGTTCTTAACTTTTTCTTCGTTTATCTCGACCTCATTCCCCCAGTGAGATTCTTGCAAAAAGTCTTTACTTACTTTTTGAATCCAATGAAGATCTTTCTCTTCGAAAAATCTCCAATCCATCTACACCATGGCTTCCGAAGGTTTTTCAGATTCAGGGTCAAGAGAATTCATCAATTGATACATCTTCTTTGCTCCTGCCATCCTACTGCCGTTACCCATGTTTTGCACAGCCTTTGCTGTCATAACAAACTCTCCATCACTTAACTTCGCGTTAATTGCATCATCTTTTGGACCACCTGGGCCATTGACCGCGCCACCTGTTTCATAAGGTGTAAACTTAAATTCTTTAGGTACGTAACTATAATAAGGATTTGTCATGTCCTCATATAATTGTGACATACGTCTTTTTTCTTTTTCACGTGCCATTTCTTCTGCTTGTTCATCTGTTGGCATACCACCTAACATCCCTGCAAGTAGAGGTATACCAGATTTAATATCAAAAGATCCTGCTGGTAAATCTGTTCCTAAAAATGTTTTACCTGCAGTTTGTGTTCTAAGCAAATCTGTAAGTTTCATTCCCGGAAATGATTTTGTGGTTGTGCCAACCATTTGTGGTCTTGGCATAACGTTTAAAGGTAAACCTTCAATGTTTGTTTCAAATCGTGGTTTTGAAACATTAATCGGTGATCCACCTGGTGCCATTAATAAATCCATTGCGCTTACATCAGGACCTAATGCGTTAGCCATAGCGTTTGCTTTCATAAAAGCAAAGGGTGCTGCTGTAAGTGCAGAGTATAGTGCTGCTTTTTCTGGATTTTTTTGTCCCATAAGTCTTGCTAAACCATAACTTGTTAAACCAGATGTAACTGGTGCTTTTAACATCATTGGCATAGCGCCAAACTTTGTACCATAGCCAGTGAGAAACTTGCCAAGACCTGCCCCTGCACCACCTTTTGCTAAAAATCCACCTGGTGCCATTAATCCAGCGAACTTTGGTGCTAGATATGGTGCAGCAAACATTGCTGCAACAGGCAATACTGGTTTTGCCTTCTTAACTATATTTTTTATTGCTTTATCAAAAAATCCCATATTATATTGTCGTTGTAGCGCCTGGATACATCATTTCCAAATCGTTTGTTAATAATTCTATCTCGTCTTCATTGCCTGCATCTCTTGCATCATCAAGCATTTGTAATAAATTTGGTAGTGTGTAAGTATCATCCATGGTTATTTCATCACCTCTTAATAATTCTCTTGGTGATTCTTGAAACTCGTCCATTGGTAAACCTTCGTTTTCTGGATCTGTGCGTGGAGTAAGACCTAACATTTCACCAAGTCTTTGTATTATACCACCCTCTCCTGTTGGATCACCTAAACCTGATCCTGGTCCAAATAAACCTACTGGGTTAAATTCTGGAACAAAATTTTTTGGTAATATTGGTCTTTCCATTGGTGGTGTTTCAAAAGGTATAGGTAATATTGGTCTTTCCATTGGTGGTGCTTCATAAGGTGTTTCAAGAGGTGTTCCAAAAAACTTTTCTGCTCTATCTTCAAATTCTTCCAATAGACCTAGTTGTCCTGGATTTTTTTTATAATTTTCAAATAAACGATATAATGCATCAGAAGTATTAAAATCTCTATCTTTGTTACCACCTTGTGTTCTTGCAATAAAATTTTCTCTAGGTGTTTCGCTAGTTCTAAATGGTATAATTGATGAAGGTAATGATGCTATGCCTTGACTTTGAGCTATAGCACGCTCTCTATTACTATCATCAAAATTTGTAATAGGTGACGGATATGATCTGTTTCTTCTTCTAGTTGATAGTGCCACTATGAGCTACCTCCGAATATGTCTGGCAGTTTGTTAACTTTGATTGCCACATCTTTTACTATATCTTCTTTTGTTGTGCTGGTTTCAGGGTTATTGACATCATCATCTGCTTCTTTTTCATTAGCGTAGACTTTCCCTGTTGTCGCGTGCTTGATAGTAGTATTTGTTTCTACATCTAATACAGGTATTTTACTTCCTGCAATCACGGTAATATCGTCTTTTATAGCCATTTTATCTCCTTAATGCAATAATTAACTTATCTCTAACACACTTAATATGACATGTAAATCACCACCATTTTCAGCCTGAACCTTAATTATTTCAGATTCTTTTAAAACTACAGGTGACGTAGAAAAAGCATAACTATTAAATAACTCCTCAGACGTGCCTTTTTGCACGTTTCTATTGGTTTCTATTGTATAACTCACACTACTAGAATCCACTAAAAAAGCTCTTATTTTACAATCTGTTTGTTCATCTATATTTGTTACACGAAGTGATTTAATAATAGATGTCGTTTCTGATGGCACAGTATATAATGTTGTTAACGAGCTTGTTGTGAGCACTGCTTTATAATTTGTATATACGTTAGCCATTTATTCTAAAAACCACGCCACTGCTTCGTTGTCATCTCTAAGAGGCTCTGATGTATAAGTATTATTTAATGCAAAAATTAACTGATCTAAAGTTTGTATAAGTTGTGCCATTTGTGATTGATTATATTCAGGTGTTGCTTGAGGTAATAGAGGTACTGTTATTTTAGCCATTATCCACCTCGCGTGCCATCTGGTTTAGCATCAAATCTTAATGTGCCGTAACGCCATTTGTCATCAACAGCATCACTTGACACGCGCAGTGCCAATTGTCTACCACGTATACGTGTGTCTTGTTTTGTTGTTGACGTTGCAATTGCAAATGGACCATGTGTTGTTTGTGTTGTAGCTGGATAAGGACGAGACTTAACTGTTAAGTCTACATTACCAGTTTGGTTTTTAAAATCCGGTATAAATCTAGATATGGACATAAAGTTATCACCATCTGCAATATCAATATCACCTGATTCAATATGACATTCCATAGCAGAACCATCGTTATTAACACCTTCTTCATGTGCATATATAAATGTTCTACCTTCTTTAACTCCATTAATAGTTGATATGGTAGCAGTTGTATCAGAAGAATCAAACTCTGCTGCATAAGGGTTAGAATACACACCGCGATCTGCCCAAGAACTTCGTGATAATGTTCCTATATACCATAAATTTTCTGCATAATTATACGTGACATGTCTATCTATTTGTAATGAATTTTTAGATGGATAAAACCAAATGACTTCATTAAAATCTGTGTTAGCTGCACAAAATACATCTCCAAGTGCATTATTATTTATATCATCAAAAACATAATCTTGCACACTACAAGGTATTTTTTTAACAGCACCATCAAATTGAAAGAAAGAATCATTACCCATCCAAAATGCTATACCACTTACATCAATAGCACTATGTATTCCTACGGCACCACAGTTAGAACCAAGTTGTTTAAAACCAAAAGTAAATGGTGGTCCTATAAATTGCATTTGATACAAAGCTGTGTCAGTGTAAACAAGTATTGCACCCCTAGATCTTACAGCCGTATTAATTTGATTACCATCTGTTAATCTTTGTGAACCTGCTGTGTTTGTAGATGTAGGTGTCCAATCAGTCGTTGATTCTTGATCAGACCAACGAATAAACATATTATCCTGTGTCGTCGTTGTGCCTATTGTTGTTTCTGTGCCTAGACAAATAACATGTCTATCATCACCAGATACTAGCATAAATCTTGATTTAGTTGGTGCACCACTAACATTTGTTCGTGCTGCTAAATTACTTGACAAACCACTTGACGTATCCCAATAATAAAGACTACCATCAAATTTTTGTGTTAACACATCTTCACCCCAATTATCTAAGGCCCATTTTGCAGATTGTAGTAAAACCCCATCTGCTCCTGTAAGACCGGATCTAGTTGTATCCCACGTAGATGCGTTCCATGTACCTGCACCCCAACCATATCCATAGATAGATGTTGGTTGTCCAGTATTAATTTGATAAGTAGCATTAGCAGTTGCACCTGTAGCACTAGATGAAGCAGAACCTCCAGCTACAATAGTATATGTATTATCACTTGGAACTGTTTGTATTTCAAATTCACCTTGTAAATTAGCTGCTGATATACCTCCAACAGCGCCACTCACACTAGCAATAGTAACAAAATCACCAATTAAAGCACCGTGGTCTGCATCTGTTACAATAACAGAAGTAGAACCACTTGTTGTTTCAAATTGTGTAATGTTACCTGTGCCTGTAGCACGTGTAGGTGTGATATCAGCGTAACTACCATCCGAATATGCATACAATTTTTTGTTTGTACCATAGATAGCAAAGTTAACACCTTTAAGATCTGAATAAGTAAGTATGGCACGTGTTGCACCAAGTAAAGCGTCACTTGTTACTTTTGCCCAACCACCTATTTTTTCTGGTTGACCATAACGAAAACGAACATTGTCGCCATCTACCCATCTTCCTTCTGCACCGTATTCGGTGTTTTGTTTATCTATACCAGGTGCTATTTGTAGTTTAGTTAGTGGCATAGAATGGTATCCAGTAATCTGTGCCATTTATGTTAACACGAATATGACCTGTTAACGATCCTACGCTTGTATCTGTTGTAATACTAGATGATTGATCAGAATTACTTGTGCCATCAAATCTTATAAACTCTTGATCTGTGTCGTCTTGATCTAAAGTTAAACAAGCTATTGCTGCTGAAGTGCTCGCTTGACTTATAGTTACAAGCGCACTTGTTGGAGAAGATGTTCCAAAACCAATTTTATCTGCTGAACCATCAGCAAAGAAAGCATGTGTTAAAGTATCTGTTTCTATTCTAAAATCAACCGCAGCATGAGAATCATTAAAAGTAAATCCACCTCCATCAAAGTCAATTGCACCAGTAGCTTTAACACCACCTACAACATGTAATTCTGTAGAAGGTGAGTTTGTTTTAATACCAATACGATCGTTACCTGCATCACTAAAAAATAAGTTTGCATCACCATTACCTTCTATTCTAAAGTCAACGTCTGCACTTGATTCATTAAATGTAAATGTGCCGCCGTCAAGTGATGTGTTGCCTGCAACTGTTAACGTTCCATTTGCTGTAATATTACCTGCATCGTTCAATACATCAAACATAGTAGAACCATCAGAATACAAAATATGTTTTGATCCTGATACTAAGTTTGTTGCAGTTCCACCAGCAGGTTTAAATCCTAAAGTATAAGAACTCATGCTAGTTGCATTGTCAACAATGTACCATGTTTCTACAGCTTCACACTGTATAGTTGTATTGTTAGATAAAGTGCCTGTTAATTTAATTATGGCATTACTTTGTTCGTCTGTTGTAGAACCATCTGTTGCTGTTAAAGAATCTGATGTGCTGGCAATAGCTACAGATACATACCCTTTAGTAGCTGATTCTAATTTTTGTAAATTGTTATTTGTTTTAGTACCCCAAGATCCTGAATTTTCACCAGTTGCTTGTAATTCTAAATTTAATGAACTTGAATATGATGATGCCATTTATCCTCCTTAACCTACGTCATCCAATAGTGCTGCGACAATACAAGTTACAGTAGAAGATGATGAAATTGCATGTATATCAGCTACTGTGGTATTTGGCAAGTTTCCAAACCAAGAGTGTCCTGCAGCTATTTTAATTGCATCAGTAGCAGAAGTAGAAGCTGTGCCTGCATCTAAAACAATGTATACATCGTTTGATGAGTCAGTATTTTTTATAAAAATAAAATTTACTTTATCTCCTGTTGCCACAGCTGTTGGTGCTGTGTCATCATCAACTGCAGTGTAATCTGTGAAATAACCTGCAATTAAATCTGTGCTTGAATTAGATACACTTGTAAGTTTATAATACCATTTATCATTTGCATCTGATGGGCTTACAGTAACACTTCCAGAAATAGTTTTAGCTATTTCATCTGGTAGCACTGTTGCGTTTAAACTTATAGTTGCGTCATCTGCCATATTAATCCGTTGATCCTGGTTCTACATTTGTCCATGTCACTGTTTGACTGTCATCTGTTTGACTCCAAATTGTAAGTTCTGGTGAACCTGTACTTAAACTAATTAAGTTTTGAAAAGAATCACCAAAAGCTGTTTCGTCACCTATACTAAAAGTCATTTGACCTGCGGTAGTAGTTGTCACACTTGCGCTAGCCGCTACGGTTTCTGTGCCTATTGTAAAGGTAGGTACGCCTGCAGTGGTTACAGCAAATGTAGCATCTGCAGTAACTGTTTCTGTACCTATACTTATACTGACACTCTGGCCTAAAGTCAAACCAGCAGTTCCTGCATTTACAACAAATCCTGGGAGTGCTTCTGCTACTCCAAAATGTCCTATTGCTCCGTGCCCTAATAACATATTATCTCGCTGTTACTGGTACGCCTTTTGATGATACAAAAGGGTGTTCTGCAAATGCCATGTAAATGTATGTGCCACCACTTGTATTAACAGCAGATGAACCTGTTCTCATTTTAAAACCATTACTTAAAAAATCAATTTCTTCTGATTCACTTTCGGCATTATTTAAATCTGGTAGAAGCCTGTCATTATTTGGATTTACGGGGTCTCTTGTAGAATCAAATAAAAACCAATTTTCTGATGAATCAGTTCTTTTAAATAATCCCCAAGCAGGTTTAAATCCTGTGTAAACAAATGAGCCATCATTATTTCCATTACCTGTGTAACTACCAATTTTACTATAACCTTGTATAGAACGAAAACAATATGCAACAATATCTTCACCGCTTGCATTTGCATTGTTAGCACCAGAGTCAACTGTAAATACTGTTGAGGTTGGGTCTGTATTTCCAAAATTATCCTTCC